TTATTATAGCAGAATTGCGAGGAACAAATAGAAAAATAAGGAGGTAGGAACGTGCCGAAAATGACATTGAGAGCAATAAGAACAAATTATAACTTATCTGCCAAAGAAGTTGCTGATAAACTTAACATTCATCAACAAACATTGTTGAAGTATGAGCATGATAGTTCAAAAATTCCAATGGATCTTTTAGACAAACTTGCTCGACTATACAATGTCGATAAGGATTTTATTTTTTTAGGCAAAAAATACGAATTAAATCATAGTTTAGGAGAAGTATGAATGAACAATATTTCACAGAGATAGACATGGATAATCACGAAAGATACTTTAAGATTCCGTATCGGCTGATAGAAGATGATTATTTTTCAGATTTAGACCCACTGGCTGTTATGGTTTATGGTATTTTGACCGATCGTATTTCATTATCTCGAAAAAACAAGCAACATTTTACTGACAAAGATGGATATTTGTATGTTGTAGCTACTAACGAAGAAATTGGTAAGTGGATAAAAAAAAGCGAGCCAGTTGTAATCAAATTAAAAAGACAACTGATAGAACACGGCCTGTTGAAAGAAAAAAGGCAGGGCGTTAGATTAGCGAATTTACTATATCCTCAGAAAATCAGAACTAAAGAAACTTTAGTTCAAGAACTTAAAAATATTAAGGGGAGAACTAAAGAAACTTTAGTTCAAGAACTTAAAAATATTAAGTCTAACCAACCTGATAATAACCATCCTTATATAACCAACCTGAGTGAACCAGATGGGGCTGGTGTTAATAATCTATATAGTATAGAGGACGCCCCCGCAGAAAATGACTTGGGAATTGTTCATGATTGGATATTTTCAGAGTTCGGACAATATCCGACACCGTTTGAAATTAAGGACTTGAAGGTATTCTTACAAGACCATAAGAAAGAGGTCATCAAGTTAGCTATCAAGGAATGCGTTGGTAATGGTAAGCCTTATTTCAAGTATCTTGAGAGTATCTTGAGAGACTGGAAACAGAAAGGACTAGTTACTGTTGAACTGGTAGAGAACAGAAAGAAGCCTACACGCTCAAATAGTAAGTCAAATGGGCGCTTGAAATTGTCAGATGACGGATTTGATCCACGGCTTGGATTTTAGGGGGTGCGTATGCAAGTAGTATCGAGCAAAGAGTTGCAAGAAAGAGCTTTGCAGATTGAGACATTGAAACAGCAGTGCCCAAAACATGAAGGGGTCTATATGTGGCGGTCAGTCAATCCTTGCACTCGTAACACGCTGACCTATTGCCCTGAATGTGTTCAAGAGACCATCGACCAGAACGCAAGCGAACAGTTAGCTATTGCGGAAGCTCAAATCAGAGATACGAGGTCTTATTCTCTATTTATGAAAGAGAGTATCATTCCAAACGATTTGAAAAATGCGACTGTTGGGAATTTTGAAATCCATACAGAACAGGATGCTGAAGCGGTCAATTTCGCTAAGCGTGTTACGGTTGACTATGTGAAAGACCGTTACGAAGGAAATACGATTATCTCTGGACCGCCTGGAGTTGGCAAGAGCCATCTGGCAGTCGGGATAGCGAAAACCTTAAACGAGAGTTTTCAAATGCTCCAAGCTCGCAAGTCGGTCGTGTATATGCCGACCATGGAGTTGTTTTCTCGAATACAAGAGGCTTTTCAGTACAAGGACTCGAAATGGGAACAGCGCTCAGTCGTGAAATTCCTGCAAAATGTTGATTTCTTGATTTTGGATGACCTCGGCAAAGAGTCGAGCGTTGGAAATGAAATCCGACAAGGCAATAACTGGATACAAAAAGTCCTGTATCAAATTCTTGAAAACAGGACGAATACGATTATCACAACTAATTTTGAGGGCAAGCACCTCAAGGAACTTTACGAGCAGAGCCTCGTTGACAGAATAACGAAAGGAAACATGAAAACAAATGCCTTTAAGTTCAGCAAAGACACAGCTTCAAGACGCTCTTTGTCAGCAAGTGACTACCGAGGAACGCAAGCAGGTCATCGCGCAGTTTGAAAACCAATTTTACAGACTATCAACTCTGCTTAAGGAGAGGTTGCTGATTACGTCAGACGAACGGTTCACTAATAAGATGAACGAGCTGACGTATTATGCGACAAATGGAAGCGTCTATACAACATAAAAATAAAAGCACCTGACGGCAATCAGGCGCTCAACAAAATTATTCAAGGAAATTATAACATGAATGACTTAATGAATCAACTATTAGACCAGTTTGAAGCTGGCTTGATGGATAGGACGCTCAAGGTCATGACCATTGTGACCGACGAAAAACGGCGTTATCCAATGGAACTGAATAAGTCGCAATGTTCCGAGATGCTACTTGGTACAAAGGATACGACGACATTCGACGAGCGTTTCAACAGACACGCAGACTTTCCACGAATTGAGGGCAAGCGTGAGAAATATCCAAGGGATGCTGTTATCGAATGGTATCACAAAAACTGGCAGAAAACAGCTATATAAATCAAAAGGAGAAAATATGAAACTATTTACTAAAATCAAACTCAAACTTGAAGGAGTTATAAAATCGGTCAACCTTGATTGGAGAGTAGTCGCAATCGAGCTTAACGAGGACCTTCTCGAAGAGCGCAAGCGTCGCTTTGTTTTCGAGCAAGAAAACTACAATTTGAAGCAGGAGCTTGCTGCCTACAAGTACAAAGAAAACTTTGATATCAAGGCTAGACTGCAAGGAGAAATGTAGATGTACATTATATCGATTTATGTCAAGAATGCTGAAACTGGAAACGAGGATTTCAGTTTGATTGGAAGAGACTTTTTGCCAATTGGCAAGCAAGATTATTCGGCTACTGTTTTCGAGACTAAGGAAGAAGCTATTGCTTATTTGAAATCAGCTTCATACGAAGCTGCGGGAGTTTATGGAAATGACTGGGAATTTCAAGACAAGACTTCTTCTGGAGTGGAATCCCGCTGTCGAATTTGGAAAGTTGGAGAATAAATAAAAAAGGAGAACAATATGTTTAAAGCACTAAAAACAATCAAAAAAATCAAACAACTTCAGAAAGAAATGCACGCTTTCAGCCTTGCGTTTCTAGCTCTACAAGATATGGGCTTGATGCCAGAGACTGAAAGAAGCAAGGCGAAGGCTCAAACAATGCACGACGTGAGTCTCATGATCAAGGACATTTTAGACGGCAAGTCAGTAGATGAAGCGATGAAACGGCTAGATTTTGAAGTGAAAATTGAAAAGGTGGAGCAGGAAGATGACTAGAATTGAACTTGAAAACCGTGTGTGGCTTTTGGCCAATCATGAAGAAAAAAACGAATTGCTGGATCTCGGTTTGACGTCCAAAGCTAGATATGTGAAACGAGTCCTGGAACTCGGAAAGGTGTATGCTCATGTTTGATTATGACAGAGATATGATGCAACCGCCTGAAGAACGAGAAGAGCTTGATCCGAGCGAGTATGTGAATATCGGATGCGGTCGACGTCGATATGTAGGTGATGAAATATGATCCAGAAGTTACACAAAGAAATCGACAACTGGCGAGCTGAATATATTCATCTTGGCCGAGAACTAGGAAAAATTATCAACGAGCAACAAGATATTATTTTGAAATTGCAAAACGAAAACAGACGCATAAAGCGTGAAAATTGGAATTTGAAGAAAACGAAAGGTAGAAGAAAATAATGGCAAATGAAATAGCTAAATTCGACACATTGACACCACAACAGGCATTCAAAAGTCCAGCAGCGTTAGAAAAATTTAAGTCGGTATTGGACGGGAGTGAGGCACAATTCGTTGCAAGTTTGTTGTCGATTATAAACAACAATAGTTATTTGGCCCAGGCTACAAATACAAGTATCATGAACGCAGCCATGAAAGCAGCAACTTTGAAGCTGCCGATTGAGCCAAGCCTTGGAATGGCGTATGTAGTACCGTATAACCGAAGCGAGAAGCGTGGAAATACTTGGGTGAAAATAAATGAAGCTCAATTCCAGATGGGTTATAAAGGTTTCATTCAATTGGCTCAACGGAGTGGGCAAATCAGGAATATAAACTGCGATGTCGTCTACAAAGAAGAGTTTTTGCGGTACGACAAAGTTTACGGCACATTGCATCTAACGGATGAGCAAGTTGATAGCGGAGAGGTCGAAGGATATTTTGCAAGTTTGGAATTGATCAATGGATTCCGAAAAATGATTTTCTGGAAAAAAGAAAAGGTTATAGCACATGCTCAGAAATATTCTAAAACCTACGACAAGCAGATTGGAGATTTTAAACCAGGAACACCTTGGAAAACTGAATTTGACGCTATGGCTCAAAAAACGCTCATAAAAGAGCTTTTGAGCAAGTATGCGCCACTTTCAATCGAATTACAAAAGGCTATTCTGGCTGATAACGAGGATTCGAATGTAAATGAAGTGAAGAGAGCGAAGGACGTCACACCTCAAGAGCCGGGAAATCTCTCTGATTTGCTAGGCGCTCCAGAAGAAACAGGCGGAGTAATTGACCAAGAGTCAGAAAATGGTCAAATGGACATGCTAGAAGGGGAGGATTTCTAAAATGACTGAAGAATTGAAAGACGTAACGGATAGCCTAGAACTTGTTCCAGTAACGGATTTAGAAGTCAGCTTTGTCCTGAAAACTGCTGAAATCGAAATCCATGGCAAGGAAGTTTTGGAACAAGCTTTAGCAGCATATCAAAAGAAATACGCTGGCTATATCGTGACAGAAGAAACTTTGTCAGATGACACCAAGGTTAAAGACGAATTGGGGCGAGTGCAACGTCAGATTGAGCAAGAACTCAAAAACCAATTAAAGGACTACTCTAATCCGTTGGACGAAGTGAAAGCATGGGTTAATGCTGTTCTAGAACCTATCAAAACTTTGCAGGCGGACATCAAAAATCAGATTAAAGAATTTGAAGAGAGAGCGACAGAAGCTCGCAAGGAAACAGTCAGAGAAGCTTTTGAATCTGCAATCGCAGATAGCGGAGTAGATCTTGATATCAAGCTGTTTGCTATTTACTTTGATGATTTCAGCAAGAAAAAGTGTTTCATGGCTGACAATGTGCGAATCAATCAAGCGACCTCTAAAATGATTGCTGATTTAGTCGCAGAAGAAGCGACCAAGAAGCAACAACGTGAAGATGGCCTTATCCAGATAACAGAAGCAGCTGCCAAGGCAGGCTTTGGCCCAGTTGTCTACATCCGACTCTATGAAGGAGGCGCCAAGCTGGAGGATATCCTGCAGGCTATTTTAGACGATAAAGACCTGGCTGACAAAGCTAAGGCGGAGGAAGAGCTTAAAAAACGTATCGGGGAAATGACAGCTATTGCAGAGGATAATGATCTAGCTCCTCAAAAATACGTTGACATGCTCAGGGAAGGTAAGTCCGTTTTGGATGTTATCAATATCCTACACGCAGACGCAGCCGAAATGAGACAAGCACAGGCCGAGGTGGAAAGAAACGCTCAGAATCAATTCTACACCCCAAATCAGCCAGAATTTGAGCCTGAAACGAGTTCAGAGGGCAATAGCGCCCGCGAACAAGGAACAGGCCAAAAATCGCAAAATATGGCTTCTGATGATGTGGCTAAAAAATATGGTTATCGATACCAAAATATGGAAATTATTTTCCCTGAAAAAAATATGCGTCAAGTCAAAGAGCAATTCAAGGCTATTTCTCAAGAGTTAGGGATTATTGTCCGAGTAATGCCTGAAATGGCAAGCAAGGCTGAAAGGGTGGAAATGGAATGACAATGGATTTACTTGGTAAAGACTACTATTCAGCAGCTTCTGCACGTCGCTACTGGTCTATCTCGCAATATAAGCAATTTAGAGAGTGCGAAGCACGGGCGTTGGCAGAGCTGGAAGGAGAATGGGAAGACCAGAGAGACAACACGGCTCTCTTGGTCGGGAACATGGTCCACAGCCATTTTGAAAGTCCAGAAGTACATAAGAAATTTATGGATGAAAACGCAGATGCCATGATTTCAAAAGCCGGAAAGACAAAAGGTCAGTTGAAATCCGACTTCTTAGTCGGCCAGCGCATGATTGAGCGACTGGAAGCTGATAAGCAGTTCATGGACTACTATGTTGGCCAGAAAGAAGTTGCTGTAACAGGCAAAATCGAAGGTGTGGAATTCAAAGGCAAGATTGACTGTCTCAATGTTGAAAAAGGGTATTTCGTGGATATTAAGACCACAAAATCAGACATTGATAGCATGGTCTGGATTCAGGACGAAGCAAGCGGACGAAATATTCAGGTACGCTGGTTCGAAGCTTGGGGGTATGTCCTTCAGATGGCGGCTTACAAGAAGATGCTAGAAGAGCAGTACGGCAAAGAGTTCACCCCTATTATCTACGCAGTGACAAAAGAGCCGACTCCCGACACAAGAGCCATCGTTTTTCAAACTCAGGAAAAGCTTGGCTATGAGCTGACAGAGTTGTCTATGATCATCCAGCGTCTTGACAGGGTTAAAAAAGGCGAGGAGAAAGCAAAGCCATGCGGCCATTGTGAATACTGCAAAACGAAAGCTTTGAGCCAGCGTGTGGAGGTGATTTGATGAGTAAACAAGTAAAAGACATACTAGAAACTCACGACACAGGTTGTCCTCATGGCATCACATTTGCAATACATCAAGATAAAGACGAGTGTATTGCTTTGTTTGGTCGTTCTGGATGGCCTGGTCTCAAACCTCGATTTATTCGTTGGAATGAAAGTGTTGAAAACAGAACAATGTATCACACAGAAGAAGAGTTACAGGATGCGTATGTTGATAAAGTCAAAGTAGTTGAGGAAGATTTTATCATAATTGAATTGTTGCCATTTTAAGAGGGAAAAAATAACCCAAAACCAACTATTTCCAAAATGGAAACAACTCAAAATTAAACAAGCCGTGTATTCTTGTAAAACTGCGAACTAGAAAACGTCAATGAAGGTCGTGTGACCTGGACGAGCGACTGCCCGTATTTAGCCAATTATCACAAAGGCAGTCGCGTTTTTTTGGATAAAATGAAATCTCTTTTACGATATCCAGGTAGCAAATGGAATCTTGCTAGCAGGATAGCAGAACTACTACCTGAACACAAAACTTATTTAGAGCCGTATTTTGGTAGTGGTGCGGTACTATTTACCAAGCAGCCTAGCGCGATTGAGACAGTCAACGACCTAAACGATGATGTGATCAATCTTTTTCAGGTAATACAACAGGAACCTGAGGCGCTGGCCGAAAAAATCTTTCTGACCCCTTACAGCCGAAGGATTTATGACAATGCTTGGGAAGTTCGACCAGAGAATGAGATTGATAAAGCTCTAAATTTTGTCATACGCTCTGTTATGAGCCACGGCTTTCGAAATATCGAAAAATCTGGTTGGAAAATGGACATTAACGGCAGAGAACGAGCCTACGCAGTCAAACATTGGAATGATCTGCCTGAGTTAATCCAAGAAATGACATTGCGATTAAAGCAGGTTCAGATTGAATGTAGTTCAGCCGTTGAACTGATAAAAAAATATAGTCGTGAAGATGTCTGCATGTATGTAGACCCTCCCTACGTCCTCGGCACAAGGACGAGAAAACAGTATACTGTTGAGATGGAAGACCATGATCACGAGGAATTACTGGATATCCTGAACAAATCTAAGGCGAAAATTCTCTTAAGCGGTTATGACAGTGAACTTTATAACAAGCGACTGAGAAATTGGGAAAGAATGGAGTTTGCAGCTACTGCAGAGAAAGGGCTACCGAGAACAGAAATCCTTTGGATGAACTATCAACCAAAAGGTCAAACAAAATTATTTTAAAAAGGAGCAACAAATGCTAAATAAAATTGAATATGATATGCAGATGCATTTTAGAAATGCGGACGCAGACGCATCTCTTGATACGAATGGCGACGTGTTCGAGCCCCTCTATTGGCTAGACATCAGGGTAACACCAAAAACGCCGACAGAATATCATACGAGCCTTGGAGTCAAGAGGGAGAAACGACACTTGGCCGAACTTCAGAAATTCTTTGAGTTCATCGAGAACAACAAGCGCAATCTCTTTGACCTCTGTGGAATCAAGGGAGAGTTGCAATGAAATCTCTGACATTATCGTTAGACATTTCAACTACTGCGACAGGATGGGCCGTATTTCACGGCTCTGACCTTGTCCAGAGTGGTGTCTTAAAACATAAAAGCAAGTCTTTCTTTGAGCGTGGTCGGTTCATGGCTAGCGAATTGCGAGCCATTCAATCAAGGGCGCTTCAGAAGTACGACTGCCATTTTGAATCGATTGTGGTCGAGAAGAACTCAGTCATGGGGCCAAATCAGCAGTCTATGATCAGCATCGGAATTGTGACAGGCATCATTCTTGGACGGTTGGTTGCTGACAATGTGTATTTTGTGAATGTGTCGACTTGGCGCAAATACTGGAAGTTCAGCTATAAAGACCGAAGCAAGAAATCAATGAAGTTGCAGGCAGTTGCTAAAGTGGCCGATGGTTTTTGTCTGAACGTCAAAGATGACGAGGCAGATGCGATTTTGATTGGTTCCTATTTCGTGAACCAAGGGCGTGAATTCGGTGAGCTGGAAAGCCACAAGATAAGTTAAAGGAGCAGGAAAAATGAATAAACAGGAATTGATTAAGAAGATTGAATATTTGGGTGGATTTAGCTCAAGTTCCTACATCGAAAAAGATGAAGTTTTAGGTCTAGTAAGACAGTTGGATGAATCAGAAATGGGCCACGCAGACGAAGCGCCTCGTTATGTCAAGAATATACTAGCAAGATTGCGAGGATTGCCATTGCATGATCGTGAAGTTTGGCTAAAGGCTATCATGGATGAATTTGAGAAAGATTTCAGTCATGCAAAATGGCGAGAGGGTTACGAGCAGGGCAAGTTTGAGGGGATGGTTAAACGTGAAAAAGTCAAAGTTCATCAGTTTGTGGCGGATTGGTATGAGGCAAACAAGGATGATTTCGAAACAAGTTTGTTTCAATGTATCTATGAAATTTTTAAAAAGCGTAATGATAACAAGCTAAATGAATTTGAAAATTGGGTAATCAATGAGAATATCGAGCCTTTCAAAACCCTCGTCAATATGCATCAATTCGGCTACGAGGTCGAGAAAGAGAAGCGGTATTTGGTGAAGTTGAAAGGTGTTTTTAAAGGATACGAATATCTGAATTTCAAATTCGGTCGTGTATGGACTTTTAGCAACGAAGAAGAGAACGAAGAATATCGCACATGCCACACAAAGAAAGAACTAGAAGAAGCTGGTTTCGGCTGGGTATTCGATTGCCCTGGTATTGAAGTTGAGGAGGTGGAATAAATGGCCAAAATTAGATCACAAAATCCGAACTTTGATGAAACTATCGAAGTAAAGAGAGTCTTGATTATATACGTTATAAATTAAAAGATTTAAATTATGGCAATATAGGTTATATACAACTACATCAAATCGAACCTAAAGAAAGACTTATTACTATCAGTCCAAAAAACTTTGCAAAGATTGATTTTTACAAAGATGATGAGGTGGAAGGGTGATACCAAAATTTAGAGCGTGGAATTCAGAAACAAAAGAAATTGAAGTATTTCAAACTTACGAAGAAATTAGTGAATTATTTTTAGCTTTAAGTGCAGATAATGGTTTTTACTCAATTATGCAATCAACAGGATTGTTTGACAAAAATAACAAAGAGATTTTCGAGGGGGATATAGTTCTGGTTCTTGATAGTCCTTATACTGTTTTTTACGATAACGAAAGAGGAAGTTATCGATTGAAACCACACGACGACCGCTGGAATGTGGATTATATGTCTAATTTTTCGCATGGTGGAAATTTCGAAGTTGTCGGGAACATTTACGAAAACAAGGAGTTATTATGATTATTATTAACACAAATCCTAAAAATCCACTTTTGCAAAAGGTGAAAGAGGAGCTTGATTTTTTAGGAGTCAAATACGAAATAAAAAAATCATGGACGGACGAACTTATCAAGCAATGCTTTATCAATAATTTTGAATTTTGTTCTGGCCATTATATGGGCCAAATCAGAAAGTTGAATTTTAACCAGGCATTAGAACTGACACAGCAAAACCCTAAAATGTTGAGAAAGTTTATTGTCATAAATGGTAATAAAGCAATTGCAGATTTCCCGAAAGTTGGTCTTATCAGAAAACAGTTGAAAGGTTTGATAAAATGAGCGATGCGAAGAGATTTTATAATCACATAAGAAAACAATTGGTCTATGTTCCGAATACGTCAATTGCCGAAAGATTAAAAAAACATATTTTAGCACATCCTAATTTCAATAGTAGCAGAAGTTTTTTAGATGCTGTTGTTGCAAACTACTGCATTAACAGAAAGAAAGATAAGTTACCTAGCCGTGAAGTGCTAGATTGGCTAGGTAAATTTCTAAATATAAACTACGAAAATCCAGAGCTTTTGGAGGCGGAAGGATGAAGCGCTTCAAAGCAATCTGGATATTACTGTCTGTTGGATTGAACATCTGGCAGATGAACAGAATTCGGGATTTGGAAGAAAAGCGCCCGATTGTCGTTTATAAAGCTGATAATCAAGGCGCAGAAATATTCGGTAAGGTCGTCGAGAAAGGACGGCATGGGAAGCTATACACGCTGACTATTCGTGACTATGGGGTGTTCGTGGTTACGAAGGAAGTGTACGATAAAGTGAAAGTTGGGGATGAGGTGAAGTTATGACGTTCGTGGAACACAATAACCGTCAGAAAGCTAATAAATTTGCTGAGTATGTGACAGGGAAGCCTTTACGTGAATACTTAGCAAACAAAGTAAAACAATATTGTGGTGAAAATATATCTGTCTTTGATGGCGCTGCAGGCTCAGGACAATTAGAACAATTTATTAGTATGACTGATTTTCATGCGGTAGAAATTCAGCAGGAGAGTTGTGAAGCATTGAAGACAAATTTTCCTCATGCAGTCGTGCATAATCAGAGTTTCTTTACATATCAATCAGATATCCAAGTTGATGCAATTGCAATGAATCCGCCTTACTCTCTGAAAATGAAAGATTTACCAGGAGAAGACCAAGAGGCTATTAAAGAACTATATCCTTGGAAAAAATCTGGTGTTGTTGATGATATTTTTCTGTTGAAGTCACTAACTTACACGAAACGATACGGATTCTATATCATGTTCCCTGGTATTGCATATCGTCAATCTGAAAAGAAAATGAGAGAACTGGTAGGGAATAATCTTGTTGAATTGAATGAGATTCAAAATGGATTTGAAGATACTTCTATCAATGTGATTTTCTTAGTCATTGACAAAGAGAAGAATGATTCTGAAATTTCAAAAGAAATTTATGATTGCAAGACTCAAAAGATTGAATATCAAGAATCTGATACATTAAATTCAGATTTCAACTGGGTAATACCTAAGAAACCTGTAGAGAAGGAAGAAATAGACATTGATAAAGTAAATGCTGAATTAGATCAAATGGCAATTGATCATCTTGAAAAACATTTAGCTAGTCAATTGATATTGATTCAGTTTTTCAATGCAGATATTGATTTAAAATCTTTTATCACAAAATGCCACAAGGTCTTAGATGATTACTTGTTGATGTACAATTTCGCAGTAGATAGATAATGAAACCAGATAAAATAACAAAGTACGGATTACTAGAAGTTTGCGAACTTATTTCAGGTACTAGAACGAAAGCGACAGATGGACCTTATTTTATCTATGGCGCTGGTATGAAAGAAAAAGGAACTACAGATAAATTCAATTGTGAGAGCGACACAATCCGCTTGACTCGTAAGGGCACAGTTGGTGCTGTTTATTTCCATCGGGATCCATTTTGGATTGATGGAGATAGCTTTAAAGTTGAGCCAAAAGAGATGATAGATAAGCGATATTTATTTCACTGGCTATTGATGAAGCGTGAAGAAATAGAGCGATGCGCAGACGGAGATAATCAACCAGGATTGTCACTAGCTAGATTGTCAAAGATGACGATTGAAGTGCCTGATATGGAATATCAGTTGAAGGTTGTTAAGTTGTTAGATGAAATGAGTGCAGACTTGGAATTTTTTATAGACAATATCACACAAATTAAAATGCTAGAAGGTAAGGTTTTGAGTTACTATAGTGAGAAAATTGGAACATCTTTAGAAAGAGAAACAAATGGATAACAAGCTATATTGTGAAGATTGTAAAAAGCTTTTCTTTTTGAAAGATAAGTTAGATTATGATTGTGTATTTCAAAATGGTATTTGTAGTGAATGCTTAGTCAAAAGAGTGGAAAGAGGGATTGAATGGTAGTTAACGATAATTGGATTACCGGAAGTTTCGTAAAAGAGGAGGATTTATAAAATGAAATCAAGATATAGAGCGTGGGACAAGCATGGAAAAAAGATGTTTGCCAATGATGAATTGATTATCTGGAATGGCAATGTCTATGCGAACGATAGCAAAAAGCTTACCTGTAACAATTTAAAAGGATGGTCGATTGATGAAGAATACCTTATGCAATCAACAGGGCTTTTGGATAAAAATGGCAAGGAGATTTTTGAGGGGGATATCATATCGGACGGGCACACGTCAAGAGATATTCGTCATCACCAGACGTTAGGATTTTATACAATCGATGATAACGGCGTTGAAGGATTTTTCGGTGACACTGCAAGTTTAGAAGATTTTGAAGAAGTTTCAAAATACATGTCTGAAAATATTGAAATCATCGGCAACATCTACGAAAACCCAGAGTTTTTGGAGGAAAAAGATGAAAAACGAAAATAAAGACTCCTTACCACAAGTGTTAGGCGGTTGCTTAGGTATGATATTAACCTTACTTATCAGTCTGTGGTTAGCAGGAGTAGTCATTCAGTACGGTTGGAATAACATCATTGCAGCAACATTTGAAATTCAAAGAATAACATTCTGGCAGGCTGTCGGAATTGATTTGCTCATTACTGCTATTACTGGAAATCCGAAAGGTGATACAGAAAAATCTTGGTTGGAGGTTCTGGGGAAAGTTATTTACTGGTATCTTGTCCTTTGGGCTTTGATGTGGATTGTGGTGAGCCTTTTGTAAAATAAAAAAAGCCAAGACACTCTCTGTCTCAGCTATAATTAACACACTATTATTATATCATAAAGGAGATAGAGAGTGAACAAGGCTAAAGAGTTACTTGATGAACTACAGAATTTGGATGAAGAGATACAGAATCGAATAGACGAGCTTGCTAATCTTGAAGCTAGTTTACTTTCTAGCCCTAAAATGAGCATGGATAAGGTTCAAGGTGGTCAGAAGGTTCGATTAGATGAACGTTACATCGATATTTTTAGCATGCAAGATTCCTTGAAAGAGTACATGAAGCAAGCAACTGCTGAAGCTATCCAGCGAAGAATTGAGCTCAGTAAATTGATTGATAAAATACCTAAGCCTGCAAGTCGAACAATTTTAAGGATGGTGTATATTCAGAAAGCAAGCGTGTATGATATGATTGAATTTTTACAATGCAGCAAGACTACTTTCTACAAAAAGAAGAAAGATGCAATCCGTGAATTGGGTGTTGTAGTTGATAAAAGCGAACTAATGCGAACTAATGTGAACTAGGTTGAAGCGCACTGGTCTAACAATCGTGCTATTATAGTATCATCAAGAATTAAGGGTAAGGCAGTAAGTCTTCCCTTAACATGGAGAGTTGGCAGAGTCAGGTTGAATGCGCCCGTTTGCTAGACGGGTGGTCGCCTATGTGCGGTTCGTGGGTTCAAATCCCACACTCTCCTTTGAGTGTTTTGTGTCCTAGAACAGGGTAGGCAACAGGCTTAGCATTCACATATCACTCATTAACTTACAAATGGTTGCGGAGCGACTGGACCTTGCATGATTGCATAGCTACTTATATCCTAGGTAAGTTATAAGCTAGAGGGTTTGATTCCTTCAGAGGTTTTAAATGACTACAAAAAATAAAAAAAGAAAGTATTTCAAAATAGATTTCTGATTAACACGCAAGTCTGTAGTCTGCTTGCAGTAAGAACATAGCTCAAGTGGTAGAGCGGTAGACTTTTAATCTATTGGTTGCAGGTTCGATTCCTGTTGTTCTTATGAGAGGTCTTGCATTAAGTCACACATTGTGTGGCTTTTTGTTTGCATAGAATAAAAAGAAAGGGAACGATGAAGCCACAAAAACTTACAATTATAAACGGCAGAAGAAGTTCAGTTGATTTTGATAAACGCAACGAGGAATATACAGAGTACAATCGTACTCGTTGGAAGTATGATAGAGAGGTTAAGCAGTTCTATAACTCAACAATTTGGAAGCGAACAAGTCAACAAGTCTTGCTTGAAGCGGATTATATCTGTGCGATGTGTGGTGATGAAGCAACAATGACTGACCATATCATTAGTGTGAAACAAGATTGGTCGAAAAGATTAGATAGAAATAATCTTCAAGCGAGTTGTAAGAAATGTAACGATAAGAAAGCGATCAAAGAGAAGTATTCTTATTGATTGTGCAATAAATGATAAAAATAGATATCAAGAAGCGAACGAAAATAGAATACAAAAGGGCGAATCGGTCAGGGATGCACTGTAATTCATACGGAAATACCCCCTTTATTTTTAGACGGGGGTAGGTATTGTTCGGATATAAGAACGCTGCCCTCTTCTGTGCGAAAAATTCCGTTTTTAAAATCTTTAGACTGCAAAAATTAACATAAAGGAGGTATAGCATGGGACGAAAAATGAAGATAGTCGAAGCTACAAAAAGTCATCTGACAAAAGAAGAAAAAATAGCTAAAAAAACCATACAGGACAAGGCTTCGGACGGTTTGGATGCATTACAACTAACACCGCCAAAACACTTTGATCCGATTGCGAAAGCAGAATATAAACGAGTCATCAACGATCTGCGAAAGCTACCCCTAAGAAATCTAGACAGAGCCGTTTTAGAGAGCTACTGCACCTGGTATGCGGTCTATAAGGAGGTGTCTCGCGGATTGCAGAAAAAAGGTTATGTCTACGAGAATGAAAAAGGCTCGGTAGTTCCAAACAAAATGTTGTATACATTAGAGCGTGCCACGACTAACTTAATGAAAGCAGCATCGCAGTTAGGATTGACAGTGGATAGCCGCATGAAATTGTATGTGCCACAAGTTGAAGAAAAGAAAGAGAGTATTTTTGATAAATTTGGTAGTTAGGAGGTGATTGTGTGGAAGATATAGCTTATCAATATGCTTCAAAAGTTGTAAGTGGAGAAATAATAGCTAGTAAGAAAGTCATAAAAGCTTGCAAGCGACATTTAAGAGATTTGAAGCGTATGGATGATGAAGATTTTCCATATATTTACTTACCTGACAAAGCAAAAAATCCGATAGATTTCATCGAAATGCTTCCAGATGTCAAAACTGGCAAGCCATATCCACTGGCCGACTTTCAAAAATTCATTTTATCGAGTTTGTACGGTTGGCGAAAAAAGTCCGACACACCGATAAGGAGATTTAAGAAAGCTTTAATCAGTTTGGCCAGAAAGAACGGAAAGACTATTCTCGTTGCAGGGATTGCCCTGTACGAGTTTTTATTTGGTCGGAACCCTACAATGAGCCGTCAGCTGTTTTGTACGGCGAATGACCGCTCTCAGGCTCGTATAGCCTATGATATGATCCGTAAGCAACTAGACGCTCTTAGAGCTCAGAACGAGGATATCAGGAAGGCTACGAAGATAGTCCGTGATGAGCTCCGAAACCTAAACGATGAAAGCTATGTGCGTGCGTTAAGCCGTGAGACTGGAGCAGTCGATGGGTTTGAACCGTATGTTGGTATCTTAGATGAGTTCGCAGCGTCCAAAACAAATGAGATGATTGAACTTCTCGAATCTGGTCAAGGTCAATTGGATAACCCCTTAATCTTGATTATTTCAACAGCTGGATTGGACTTGAATGTGCCGATGCACGCAATCGAATATCCATACATTGAGAAAGTTCTTGATGGAGAAGTGGAGAATGATGAATACTTTGCATTCATTGCTGAACAAGACAATGAAGAAGAAATTGCAGATGAAAAGAACTGGATAAAATCAAATCCAATCCTTGAAGTTAAGGCACTACGAAAAAAGATGATGGAATATCTACGAAAACGTAGGAAGGTATCACTTGAAACTGGCACAGTGAATGAAGTCCTAGTTAAAAACTTTAATATGTGGAGACAATCCTCTGAAGAGTCATATATGGACAAAGAAAGCTGGGCGAAAGCTAAGATTGATAAACCTGACACCAAAAAGCGTAGAGTTTGGTTAGGTGTGGACGTTGGTAGGTCTAGTGACTTATTCTCTATCTCTCCAATGATCATGATGGATGATTATTGGTATGCAGATAGCTTTTCTTTTGTAGCTACAAAATATGGCTTGATAGCAAAAGAAAAAAGAGATGGTGTTTCTTATACAAACCTTGAAAGAATGGGTGAGTGTGAGATCACCACGCTTGAAAGTGGGGTTATCGATGATGAGCGCGTGCTTGAGAAAATCGAGGAAATGGTCTATGAGAATGATTGGGAGTTACAAGGTATTTACTTTGACCCTTATCAATTCGGTTCACTATTAACTATGATTGAGAAACGGCATCCAGAATGGCCACTAGTCCAGATACCACAAACCACCATGGTCTTGAATATGCCCACGAAGCAATTCCGTGATGATGTTCGACAAGGGAAAATCAGGCATAGTGGGAATCAGTTGCTGACAATGGCAATTAACAACGCATACACTAGAGTTGATAATAACGGTATGAGGATTGATAAAAACAAAAATAGCAATAAAATCGATCCCTTGGATGCGTTATTAGATGCTTATGCTGCTTGTTACTTGGAACCATTTGATGGGAGTGGTTATTGGACGAACGAGAAAATTTTGGAAGGAGGTTCGCTATTTTGAGATTATTGAACCATATTCACACAATATTGCTATTGATAGGCCTTGGATTTTTAATCTACGGCTTTTTCTTATTAAATCAAGTGGTAGGCTTCTTATGTAGTGGAGCTATTTTAATCTTGTTAGCCTTATATATCAGTAAAACAAGGGGGTGAATTAGAAAGGAGGTGAGAAAATAAATGACTTTTTTTCAATCTTTAGGCTCGTCAAAACTATCTTATGACGATTATGTCTCTTCGGTAATCTCTGGTAATTCAAGTCCTGAATATACTGGTATATCTGCATTAAAAAATAGCGATGTCTTGACTGCTGTATCTATTATAGCTGGTGATGTAGCTCGTTTTCCATTATTGAAAAAGGATTTAATGGGTAATATTGAGCAAGATGAAGATATGAACTATCTTTTGAATGTTAAATCCACAAGCAATACATCAGCAAGGCAATGGAAGTTTGCAATGACAGTCAATACAATCTTGACTGGCAATTCATTCTCTCGTATTCTACGTGATCCAATCAGTGGTAAGCCTCTAGAGTTTCAATTCTTTAGACCGTCTGAAACGACTGTCGAGGAGACTGATGACCACGAATTGATTTACACGTTCAGAGACCGATTAAATGGCCGGGAAATTCGTTGTGGGGCTGATGAGGTCATCCACTGGAAATTCTTTAGTCACGATACTATTTTGGGTAGGTCTCCGCTGTTGTCTTTAGGTGATGAAATAAGTTTACAAAACGGCGGTCTGAATACCTTGATTAAATTCTTTAGAGATGGTTTTTCAAGTGGAATTATCAAGCTTAAAGGTGCTCAATTAAACGGTGAAGCCCGTAAGAAAGCCCGTATGGACTTTGAGAAGATGCGTGAGGGTTCAACAGGTGGCAGTCCGTTGGTATTTGATGATACACAGGAATACACACCACTTGAAATCGATACGAATGTCTTGCAGTTGATTACATCGAATAACTTCTCTACTGCACAGATTGCCAAAGCTCTACGAGTTCCAAGCTTTAAATTAGGAGTCAATAGTCCTAACCAGTCTGTTGCTCAATTGACGGAAGACTATGTAACGAACGATCTTCCGTTCTATTTCGATGCAATCACAAGTGAATTGGCTTTGAAAGTGTTCGATGATGAAGAGCGCAGGAAGTATCGTGTTGACTTTGACACTCGTAGTGTGACTGGTAGAAACGTAGATGAGATTGTAAAACTTGTAAACAATCAAATCCTAACACCTAACCAAGCCTTGATTGAACTTGGTAAGGAACGTTCTACTGATCCAAATATGGACCGTTACCAGTCAAGTTTGAACTATGTCTTCTTGGACAAGAAAGAAGAATATCAAGCAATGAAAGGAGGTGAGACAAGGGATGCCAAAGAGAATCAAGATGAAAGGTCCGCTGATTCCGAATAATAGCCAGGAAGCTTATGACTATTTTGGTTTGGAAGCGGTCAGCGCTAAAGCTATCACAGATGCTTTCCCAGAAGACGATAGCGACATCGTTTTGGAAGTTAATTCAAACGGTGGCCTTGTAACTGTTGGAAGTGAAATCTACACAGCGCTGAAAAGTTATCCAGGGCATGTGACTGTGGAAGTAACAGGAATGGCAGCAAGCGCTGCTAGTATTGCAATCATGGGAGCTGACAAGGTACTTATTAGTCCAACGGCTCAGATTATGATTCATAAAGCGTTATATGGTTACGTATCTGGTAATAGCGATGATTTGGACAAAGCTTCTAATGCGTTAAAAGCTAGCGACCAAGCAATCGTGAATGCCTATGCTGCTAAAACTGGGCTGAGCGAAGGAGAAATTCTAGACATGATGAAAAATGAAACCTTCATGTCAGCTAGTGAAGCAGTTGAAAAAGGCTTTGCAGATGAAGTTATGACCTTTAATGATGTTGGTGCAGTTGCAAGTCTTGGAGATGGACTGTTACCACAAGCTGTTATTGACGACTTCTACGCTAACCGTAGCAAGCGTAAGTCAGAAATCCAAAATATGCTACGAGAAGTAGAAAAAGAAGAATTACTCAGAGGGCTTTAAGCTCTCTTTTTTATACCCAAAGGAGAAAAGAAGGTATGTTTAAAGAAAAAATGAAAGAACTCAAGGCACAGATTGCAAATATTGGTGTTGAAATTGCTAATAAGACAGATGAATTGAAATCTGTTTTGAACTCTGATGATCTTGAAAAAGCTCGTGAAATTCGTGCTGAAATTGATGCTTTGAAATCTCAAAAAGAAGAAGCAGAAAATAACTTGAAGTTATATGAAGCTGCAGAAGCTGGCTCTGATGTAAAAACTGTTGGACAAACTCATGAAGCTAAAGCAGAAACTAAATCTTATCGTGAATCTGTAAATGAATGGGTGCGTACTAAAGGTGCTGTTGCAGATGCTAGCCTGAAACTTGAAGGAAAAGACCTTTTCATTCCTATGAATGAAGCAGTGAACCCAACACAAGACGGATTGAAGAAAGCAAATACTGAAAAAGTAACTAGCAAAGAAATTGTTACTACACCAATTCGTGAAGTTAAGACTGTTCTTGATCTAAAACAATTTGTGACAATTCACAAGGCTTCTAAAGGCGAAGGTTCATATCCTATCTTGAAGCAAGCCACATCTAAGATGGCAAGTGTAGATGAGTTGGAAAAGAACCCTGCTCTTGCTAAACCAGAATTCACAGACGTTGCTTGGAAAGTTAAGACTTACCGTGGAGCAATTCCACTTTCACAAGAAGCGATTGACGATGCAGATGTTGACTTGCTTGCTATTATTGCTGAAGCAGCTAACCAAATCAAGGTTAATACTACTAACGATGAAATTGCTGGAGTATTGAAAACATTTGAAGCTAAAGAAGCAGCAGACTTGGATGCAATTAAAGCCATCTTGAATGTTAACCTTGACCCAGCTTACAACGTTTCATTCGTAGTTTCACAAAGTTTCTATCAAAAGCTTGACACTTTGAAAGATAAGAACGGTCGCTACTTGCTTCAAGATTCTATCGTTTCTGCGTCAGGTAAAGCCTTCCTTGGTCATCCAGTATTTGTAGTTGCTGACACTGTTCTTGGTGAAGCTGGTGAAGCTAAAGCCTTTATTGGTGATGTGCAACGTGCTGTACTCTTTGCTGACCGTCAAGAATTGGGTCTTCGCTGGACTGACAATGAAATCTACGGTCAATACTTGCAAGCAGTAGTACGCTTTGATGTTAAGAAAGCAGATGCTAAAGCTGGTTACTTTGTAACTATGCCCTAAGACTCCCCCAATTAGTGGGGGTGTCTCACGGTCAGAAACAGCATTAGCAGTACCAACCGCAAGTAGCACCAAACAAGAAATCATGGCTTACTTAGATAGCAAAGGAATTTCTTACAATTCGTCACAAACTAAAGAGCAACTACTAGCCTTGATTGGAGGTTAGAGCTATGGAAGATAAAAAGAATGGTTTTCTCGAAGAAGTTAAGTTGTATTGTAAAATCGACTATGACTTTGAAGATGAGTTACTACTTGAACTTATTGAGTCAGCTAGAGAGCAGATTTGTTTTGCCATCGATAGCAAACTGCAACCTGAAGACTTAGAGTCCTATGCGAAGTTCCGTTTAGCTGTCAAAAAGCAAGTCAAGGAAGAGTACGAACATCGAGGAATGTCAGCGGACACCATGCGTTATCCATTAGCGAACGGTGTTCTGAACATTATTCATCAACTTAGAACCAGGAGGGAAAGTTAATGTGGACACGTAACATGAATGTCCGCATTACTTTTTTTCAAAGAGTAGGCGGACAGAACGAAGATGGAGAGGCGCTAGATTTCGAAAGAAAAGACTTGTATACTTGCTGGGCAGAAGTATCTAAAACTTCTATCAAAGACTTTCGCGAAAATGCGACTGTCACGAAAGCTAGTGGGCTATCTGAGCACAAAGACACCAAAACATTTCTAATTCGTCATCTACCAAAGATGCCTTTTGACAATTCTTGTTTTGTAGATTTTGATGGTAATGAGTATCAAATCATTGCTATTGAACGTGACTACGCAAACAAGGAAATTGACTTGATTAAGGGAGTGATGGTTTCATGACGAAAGGATTAGATCTTTGTCTTGATAATCTTACGAAGCTAGAAGCTAAAGCGCCAAGAGTTGCTCGTGAAGCTGTCACAGAGGTAGCTCAAGAGTTTAAGAAAGAGCTTGAGGTGAATACTCCAGTTTCTGACGAGCTAACTCTCACTCGATTGAAAGAAGATATAAGAATCAGCAATTTCAAAGGGGGAGGAGATGCTCCTTCGAAAGATATTGGTTTTGGTCGGTCGACTGGTTGGCGTGCTAAGTTCCCAGATAGTGGAACGATTTATCAAAAAGCACAGGACTTTGAGGAAAAAACTATTAATGCGGTTACTCCTCGTGCTAAAGAGATATACAAACAAAAAATGAGGGAGGTGTTGGGTAAATGATTGCTGAAACCGAAGCTTACAAACTTTTGGTAGCAGATGAACAGTTGAATCAACTGTTTAATGAGTTTAGAGGCAAGGAGTTTCCGGGATACAAACAAGGTATTTTTACTTATGATATTCCAGAAAAGCCTACGAACTTAAAACGAAAAGAGCTTGCTCCGTTTGCAAGAATTTATTCGACTTACGAAGCACCTCACGAATATGCAGATGACAATGTTATCTCAATGGAACAACGTATCACAATCAACTTTTGGTGTAAGAATGCTAAACAAGCGGACCAAATTGCTAAAAGAATGGATGCGGTACTAGAAGATAGCGGATTTGAACGCTACACAGCTAATGAGAAACCTCGATACATGGATGACGATATTGGATTGTTGATGAACGTCCGAAAATATCGTCTTTTTGATTGGAGCGGTCTCGAAGAAATGAAAGGAAAATAAATAAATGTCTAAAGTTAAATTTGGTTTACGTGGTTTCGAATATGGGGTATTGAACTCTCAAAACCTCGTCGCAGGTGAAACTAAAAAGATTCCAGGAATTAAAACAGCGAAACTGGATATCACAAATGAATTGAACACAATCACAGCAGATGATGGACCATATGTAGTATTGTCCTCTGGTATCACTGGAACAACCCTTGAAGTATCATGGCTTGATTTGGGGAGCGATGCTCGTAAAGACTTCTATGGTATCACTGTTGAAAATGGTGTTGAAAAATACAGCAAGAAGATGACTCCAAACGATATCGCTTGCTTGTTCCGTACAACTGGTGACGACGGTAAAGGTATCTGGGTCGGCCTTCTTAAAGGTAAATTCTCGCTTCCAGGAATGGATTTGGAAACAAAAGACGGTTCGCCAGATCCTAAAAACGATACGGTATCTGGAAGCTTTGTGGCTCGCGGTGACGGAGATGAAGGTCTTGTAATTGTGGTAGGTCGTGAAGATAACCCACAATTCCAAGAAGCTGAATTCCGTAAGCTTGTTTTCCCAAAGTCGTAAGCGGTGCTAGTTCTGGACGAACAGTGACCGCTGAAACAAGCGCAGTAAGACAAGGTGCATAAGAATAGGCTTGGTTATTCCAAGCCTATATTTTTTAAGGAGTAAAGAATGTTTGAAATTAAATTTAAAAAAGGTGGGGTTCTAAAAGAGTTCTCTAAAGATTATGTCAATGTCGAAGATAATCTTCTGGCGTTAGAACACCAAGTTCGTCAAACCGCTTTGTACGAAAAGAAGGAAGATTTGTTAAATCCTGCCAAACATCGCGAGTTGAACGAGGCGTATCTTGATATGTTCGTGAAAATGTACGGTGAGCAGTTCGATGCAGATGATCTGAAGAGCGCAAGTGTTGAAACACTCGAAACTTTGAATGATCTATACCTTGCAGCTCTCGGTGGAAAGCAAGAAGAAAAAGAGACTACCGAGGGAAAAAAGAAGAAAAAGGGTTAAGCCCTAAAGAAGCTCAAAATAATTTATTAATTTGGGTTCAATCGCTAATGAGTCAAGGATATACAATCCATGACATAAAGAGCATGCGTTTATCAGATTTTGATTTGATGGTGCAGGCTTTAGAAGCAAAAGAAAGCAAAGAGGAAGAAGAAACAACCCTTGACAAGGCCTTCCCATTCCTTTTTGGATGAGAAAGGAGAATGAATGGCAAGTAACATTGGCGAATTGGTCGCCACAGCAACCTTAGATGTCGCTCCTTTTCAATCGAATGTCGGGAGGTTGAAAACCTATTTAAAAGGTGTCGATAATTCTCTAAAAGCCATGGAGAACAACTTCAAAGGCGCTGGGAAGAATGTCAGCAACTTAAAAAGTCTTATGGATCAGACTGGTTCGGCTTTGGGTAATTACCAAAAATTACTAAGTTCACAAAGCGAACGATACAATCAACTAAAAGCGAGTATTGGAGATGTTTCGACTGCTACGGCTGAACAAAAGCAGAAGTTGGTTGAAGCAAGTGCTAGTATGACGGCTACTGCTGCTAAAGTCGCCGAATTGCAAAATCGCTACGAGCAGTTAGCAAAATCTATGCGTCAAGCTTATATCGATGACAGTGCCTTTACTAAATTCGGAAATAGTGCTCAAGAGCTAGGTGGCAAATTCAAAAAAATTGGGGCAGGTATCTCTGGATTTGGCTCTGCTCTAACGAAAGGTGTGACTGCCCCTATCTTAGCCGGAGCTGGTGTAGCTGTTAAGGCAGCAATGGACTATGAAAGTGCATTTGCTGGGGTTAAGAAAACAGTTGACGGAACGCCTGAGCAATTTTCTAAATTAAGTGCCAGCATTCGTAATATGGCTAAAGAGATGCCAGCCAGTGCGACTGAAATTGCTAACGTAGCGGAAGCCGCAGGGCAATTAGGTGTACCTATTGGTTCGATTGAAGGTTTCACAAAAACTATGATTAACCTTGGGGTATCTACTAACTTGAGTGCGGAAGAAGCTGCAACCTCGATTTCCAAAATCGGGAACATCATGCAAGTTTCAGGGGATGATCTTGATACCTGGTCAGCTAAGTTTGGTGCGGCAGTCGTTGGTTTGGGGAATAACTTTGCCACAACTGAAAGCGATATTGTCCAAATGTCTAATCGTTTGGCAGCTTCTGGTAAGCTAGCTGGATTGACCATGCCTGAAATTTTAGGTTTGGCGACTGCTATGAGTTCGGTGGGGATCGAAGCTGAGGCTGGTGGAACAGCCATGACTCAGACACTCACAGGGATTTCTAACGCGGTATCAGAAGGCGGAGAAAAATTGAAGGTCTACGCAGATACAGCAGGAATGACAGCTGAACAGTTCGCCGAAAAGTGGAAAACTAAACCAGCAGAAGCTTTGCAGGACTTTATAAAAGGTCTTGGGAAGGCCAGTGAAAGCGGGAAAGATGCAAACAAAATCCTTGATAAACTTGGCTTAACAGGGGTTCGACAATCTAATATGCTAAAATCTTTGGGGCTTGCTGCTGAAACCATGGGGAAAGCTATGAATGTAGCGAATTCTGAGTGGGAAAAAGGAACGGCCCTAACTGACGAAGCCAGCAAACGTTACGAAACGATGGAATCTAAACTCCAGATGTTGAAGAACGAACTGGTCGATATCGCCATCGAATTCGGTGGACCTTTGCTGGATACTCTTAGAAATGGCTTAGGTATTGCTAAACCATGGATTGCTACTTTGTCAGATATAGCTAAAAAGTTCAGCTCGTTATCAACGGAGCAACAACAAAATATTATCAAATGGGGATTGATAGCGGCAGCAGCTGGTCCTGCTCTTAAAATCTTAGGAGGTGGCATTTCTACCATTGGTGGTTTTATTAAAGCTATCGGTGGAATTTCCAAAGGAATTGGTATTTTAAGTGGTTCAATTAAATACCTTAAAGATTTTGGTAGTGCGGCAAGTGGTTTGAAAGCAGTTGCTGGATCAGCTGGAGCAGTTGAAACTGCAGTGGCAGGAGCAACTACTAGCACAGGCACATTCGCTGGAGCGTTAGGATTGCTTGCAAATCCTTTAGGATTGATAGTTGGTAGTATTGCTCTAGCAACTGCAGGACTTGTCTATCTTGGAAATGAGAAAGACAAAGCAAGAATCAAGACTGAAGAATTTGGGTCACAACTAAGCGATACTGCAAGGGGAGAATTGCGAAGTTTTCAAAAGACTGTTGATGAAACAAGCACAGCCGTCGCAAACTTCGGAACTCGCGCTGGAGATGCTGAGAAAGTCTCTGGAGCCTTTAAAAAGCTTTATGAAGAAGTTGCTGCCGCTGCGGATAAAACCAACAAACGAATGGAAGAGTTGGGCGCTAAGTGGGGTCTCAGCGAAGAAGATATTGCGAAAGCAAAAGAAAAAAATGCCCAGGTCGTATCTAATACTGAGTCCATGATGAATCAAATCAATGAGATTTATCAGCGTCATAATGGTGATGCGAGCAAGTTCTCTCAAGAGGAGAAAGAAATCATCTTAAATAACCAGAATGAGATGATTAAAGCTAAACTCTCGATGATGGATTTGTCGGCCGAGCAACAAAAGGCAGCTTTACAAGCTTTAAATGGTGATGTCAGAAGTCTGAATGAAACGCAATTGAAGCATACTAGAGATGTTTTGAAACAAGCGCTTGACGAGGAAAAGAAACTCTACGAGAACTCTAAAAGTGAACTGAAAGAGTTGCTAGATGGTAAGGCAATAAATCAAGAGACTTACAACAAGAAAATGCAGACTCTAGAAGCAAACCATACTCAAACCATGGAAGCTTTGGGCACTAAGTACTACCAGGTTATGAAAGCTATGGATGAAGAGTGGAAGACTCGAACTCGTTCTAACACTGGTAACAATTACTGGGAAGAAGCTAAAAAGGTTTTAGAAGAATATGGGCTGTCTTATGAGGTGATCGGCCAGAAAGCAGCAGAAGCTTCTCAAAAAATGGGTGACTCCCACAGTATCCTAGCTAAGTATACTAGTGATATGAGTAAGGAAACAAGGGAAGCTAATGACGCTTGGTCCTTGCTAGTCGGGAATATCAATGAAAATGGTAATTTTGAAGTTAAATCGAATGTTAAGGAAGTTATCGGAGAAGCAACTAAATCTGCAGAAGGTTGGGAACAATTTAAGTTTATCGCCAAAAATGCAGATATCAATTCTAACGCTCGTGTGACAATCGCAGAAGCTCTTGTCGAATCTGGCAAGTGGTCAGAAATGACATTGGAAGAAAAACAAGTGATTGTCCAAAACCAAGCAGGGTTACAAGCTATTTTTGACAGTGAGTCTCATTTGAAGATTTGGAACAGTATGCCTGCAGAAGTTAAAGAATTGCTCTTGAAAAATGCAGATGTGATGAACAAAGCTGAAGAGGCTTCAAAAGCTTTATATAACTATGAAGCACTCACACCTAAGCAGAAAGAACTTCTGGCTACAGATAAGAGTTTCAGAGATGCGGTGGCACGCTCGACAGAAACATTAACAACTTGGAATGCGACGACGCCATTCACAAAAGATTTAAAGGTAAATTCTACAAATGCTTTGAGTAATGGACAGTTATCTATCGACAAGATCATGTCTTGGAATCAAGCGACCGCTGAAACTAAATCTTTGAATGCGACAGATAACACGGGTGGAGCAGTAGCAAGCGCGCAAGCAAGTGTGAACTCGCCTATTCAAACATCGCCTATCAGCATCAACGCTACTGATGACACTGGAGGCGCTTCGCAATCGGCAAGCGCTAGTGTAAATGCTCCTTATCAATTGTCCCCGATTGGAATCAATGCGCTAGATTTAACTGGGAATCCTTCTTCTACAGCGAGCGCAGGAGTCAACGCTGTTAAGCAGAATTTCCCAATTGATATCAACGCAACGAATAAAACGCAGGGCGAGGCTAATGCTGCAAGTAACGCAGTCAATGCTGTTAAACAAAATAGCCCGATTGGGATCAATGCACAAAACCAAACAGGTGGAGTAATCAGTAGCGTGTGGGCATCTTTAAGCTCTTTACCAGCGTTTAAGTTTATTGATATCATCACACGGCACTTTACCGAACAACATGCCAAGGGTACGGACAATCACCCTGGTGGTCTTGCTACAGTCAATGACCAACGAGGTACGCTCTATAAGGAACTTGTAACATTGCCAGATGGAACTTCCTTCATCCCTGAAGGTCGTAACGTAGTCTTGCCATTGCCACCTGGAACCAAGGTCATGCGAGCTGGTAAAACTCGTAGTTTGATGAATCGCTTGGGTATCCCGAATTATGAAAAAGGCATTGGTTTTGAAGATACGAAAATTTCACATCTAACCCGGCGTTTTCAAGAAATCAATACTAGAAACAGAATCTATAACTATTCGAAATCTTCATCCTCCACTAACAATTTTGACAATCATTCAGACAGCAATAGCGGTCAAGCAATTGTGACTGAATTGGTTAGCTTAAAAGCAAGCGTGGAGAATTTGCTTGGCAAATTATTAGACAAGGATTTCAATACTTATTTAGACGGCCAAGTAATGGCCGAGAATTCTTATCGTTACCATGGCAATATTATGAGAAGGGAGGGGATTTAATGGCGAATTACTTAAAAATAAATGATTTTTCAACATCCAGTTTCAAAAACTGCGTAGTGACTGATTTTGGCACAATTCATTCTGCCAGTCCTCGTTTCTCAGAGCAATTGAAGCTTTATGGGATGAATGGAAGTTATAATCAGGAAGATGGCGCTTTTGATAATTACGAGAGAACCATTCGGGTGTTTTTCGAACGATTTTCAAATTTAGCAACTTTGGTCGAAAAATTCCAACCAGTTGGGAATCGTTTGGAATTTAGTTACCAACCGGATTCATTTTTCTATGCTGATTTTTTAGATACTGAAATCATTCCCAAAGGGATGTATGGATGGGAGCTAGTAATCAAGCTAGACATGCAGCCGTTTCGTTATCAAAAAGATGTAGATCCTGTGGTTCTTACGGCATCTGGTACAGTCAACAATCCTGGAACGATTTATTCGGAACCAATCATCGAAATTGAGGGAGATGGTGATATCTCCCTCACGATTGGTCGGAAAACTATGTACCTAGCGATTAAGACCAAGGCCACGATTGATTGCAGGCAAGGCAAGCAAAACATCTACAACGCTACTGGCGCAGTGCAGAACACTCTCAGAAAGCGTGGTGGGTTCTTGGAGATTCCGACTGGCAAGGTTGGTATTTCGTTTACTGGGAATGTTCGTAAGATTACTATTCGACCGAATTGGAGGTATAAGATTTGATTTATTTAACAAATGGGAATATGCCTCTGAACGCTGCCTATGCTGATGAAATCGTTCAGATAGATAGCAATACTTATCAATTGACCTTCCGTTTTCCGACCTCTGATCCTTTGTGGGAGAAGCTGAAAGAGGAGACATTCTTGACGGCTGACGATCTGCATGGTGAGCAGGATTTTGTCATTTTCGAGGTTGAGAAGAAGCATGGATATATTCAAGTGTATGCTAACCAAGTATTCACCCTCTTGAATAACTATGTGGTCAATCCTATCTCTTTGGATAGACAGACTGGTTCGACTGCTCTCAGTCGTTTTGCTGGCGCGATCACTCGTAACAATCCATTCTCATTCTTTTCTGATATTGAAGATAGACACACTTTTAATATCGGCTCTAAGAATGCCATGGAGGCATTAGCGAAAGATAAGCATTCAATCATCGGCCAATGGGGTGGTGACCTTGTGCGGCATGGTTATCAGGTTCGACTTTTGAAAAATGGCGGTTCGGAAAACGAATCGCTTTTTATGTACAAAAAGAACCTGTCTAGCTATCAACACAAGACATCTACTAAGTCTTTGAAGACTCGAATCACTTTCACGACGACTGTCAAGGGTGAGGGAGAAAAGGCGCCTGATCGCACATTCACAGTCACAATTGATAGTCCGCTCATTAACAAGTATAGTCAAATCTACGAAGATGTGATTGAGGTTAATGACCAGGATGTGAAGGATGAAGCAAGTCTTCGGAAGTATGGTGAACAGTATTATCGAACATCGCTCTGTGACATGATGGAAGATAGCCTTGAGCTTGAGGTTGTTGGTCAGAGTGATGTGCCTGTCCAGATGTTCGATATCGTGAGTCTATTTCACGATGTCTACAATCTTGACGTGCGCAAGAAGATTACTAAGTACACTTACTCACCGATGGGCAAAAAATTGAAGACAATTGGTTTTGGCCAGTTCAAGTCAGGTCTTGCGAATGCAATTGGGAGTGTGGTAAGCGATGCAGTCAAGGGGGAGGCTCAACAACTTCAAAGTGATTTTGAAAGGCAGTTAGCAAGAGAACTCAAGAACGCTGATCTTTCTTTTGACCGGAAAAAAGAAGAATTGGTCAATCAATTCACAGATGGTCTCAACGCTGCCAAAGCTAAAGCCGAAGAAGTCAAAAGAGAGCTCTCTGATACTATTGACCAGCGGTTTAGTAGTTTTAACAACGGCCCATTACAAGAAGCCAAGCGTAGAGCTGAAGAAGCGTTGCAAAATGCTGGTGCCAGCAGTCTACTCGCTCAAGAAGCCAAGCGGATTGGCTTGGATTCGATTACCAAGCTTGAAGAGTTTAAGAGGCAGGCTACGAGCGCTCAGACGGCTCTGTCGGGTGATTTGGATGCTCTGAAACGGACGGTCGCAAACGACATTCGACCGAAGCAAGCACAGGCTGAAACTGAGATTGCCAAGCAGGTTGAAGCACTTAGCCAAGCCAAGAAGGAACTGGCTGGTGTGAAGTCGGCGCAAGCGACGTATGAAGAGACGACGACGCGTAGACTGGCAGAGTTGACCAACTTGGCTAATGGCAAGGCAAGCAAGTCAGAACTCACGCAGACAGCCGATGAGCTGGTTAGTCGGATAGCAAGTGTGTCGGTCGGCGGAGTCAATCTGTTTAAAAGCTCGAGAGATTTTAGCGGGTCTTGGGTTAATGTCGGCCAATGGACCAAAGAGACCGAGAAATACAAAGGTCTGACAGTCATGAGCAGAACAGGCTCGTGGCTCGGGCTTTCGCAACCTTTTGAAGCAAAGAAAGGTGAAACGTACACTTTCAGCTTTTATATCAAGAGTAGTGCTGAAAGAGACCAGGCAAATATATATTTTGTGCATAATTCGACGAGTACACAAGCTAGAGTATCACTAAATGTATCCTCGTTAGTAATTTCAAACGAATGGCAACGACTTTCAGCGACTTTTAAAATTGAAGAATCGGGCTTCATCTTGCCTCGAATTGAAAGGTTTAATGCTGATAATCGGGTATATGTGGCTGGACTCAAGCTTGAGCACGGTACAATTGCGACTGATTACAACGAAAACCCTGAAGATGTTGATGGACGCGTCTCAGTAGTCGAATCCAACTTTAAGCAACGTGCTGACTCTCTGGAAGCTGGTGTGAAGAGTCTTGAGACAGACACGCAGAACAAGCTGAATCAGAAGTTGAGTCTGGCTGAATTTGAGGTGCGAGCAAGCGGAATCCGTCAGGAAATCCTCAATGCGACCAAAGATAAGGCTGACAAGGCCTTGGTTACAGCCGAAGCCGGGAAATTGCGTACAGAATTATCAACCGTTCAGGCATATGTAGCTCAAGACGGTCAGCGACAGGAAGCCTTACGAAAATACACTCGTGAGGAGAGTGCGAAACAAGCGACATCCGTCCGTGAGTTAGTCGCAAGAGAATACGTTGGGAAATCAACCTATCAGGAAGATGTAAGAGCTATTGAACGCAAGTTCGAAGGTATCACGAATCCACAAAATGGCTCGATCGCCACTCAGATTGCCAACTACAAAACAGCAGTAGATGGCAGATTTACTGAAATCACCTCACTGCTTTCTGGCAAGGCTAACCAAGTCGATTTCCAACGAGTTCGAGAGACAAGCCAACTCTATGAACGAATTCTGGGTAATACTAATAACAGTATCTCAGACAATATCGCTCGCATGGCTCTGACTAACCAGTTGTTTCAAGTCGAGGTTGGGAAGTATAGTGTAAATGGTCCTAACCTTGTTAAGAATAGCGATTTTAAAAATGGTATGAATGAATGGGCCTCAACTCAAAATTTAGGAAGATTGGTTAAGCATGACTTTTATCGTAATGGACAGAAAGATCTTATGCGTTTAAGCAATGCAACCAAAAACGAAAACTTTTTGTATAGTCCTCGTTTTGACCTTGAACGAAACACTGACTATGTACTGAATTTCCGAGGATTTAACAATAGTAATTTAGTAAGCTATGATGTTTTTATTTTGGGACGAAGAGTAGGCGAGAACAACGGATTCACAATCATTAAGCAAGTTGTTAGTAGTAAGAAACTATCTACCGCTAGATGTGAAGATGTTTCTGTGACTTTTAATTCTGGAGAGATGGACAATGCATTTATCCGATTTGATAATAATGGATCATCATCAGGAACAGCTGATTTGTACATCACAGAAATCGATTTGTACAAGGGATATAAACCTCGTGCATGGCAACCACATCCAGAAGATGTAGTCACAGATGCGAACGCGAAGCTTGAAGCTATTCGAACACAGATGACCTTGCTTCAAGGCTCATGGTCGGTTCAAAACATCAACAGCGCAGGCGATTTGATTTCAGGAATCAATCTTGGAGCCAATGGTCATAACCGATTTGACGGGAAATTGACTCACATTACTGGCGAGACCTTGATTGATAAGGCAGTTATCAAGTCTGCTATGGTTGATAAGCTAAAGACTGCAAACTTTGAAGCTGGTTCGGTAACTACTGTTGTTTTGGATGCTGAAGCGGTCACGGCTGAGAAATTGAAGGTTGACCAGGCATTTTTCAATAAGCTTGTCGCAAACGAAGCTTACTTGAGTCAGCTTTTTGCAAAACAAGCATTCATTAACCGTGTTCAGAGCGTTGCGATTGATGCAAGTCAGGTTCGCTCAGGTATTTTAAGCGGTGATAGGATTTATGGTGGGACTATCCGAGGTACTGAAATAAACGGTACTACAATAACGGGTAATAGTCGAATAACTATCGGAGATAATGGATTCTTGAGACCTACTCAAGAAGGCGGTCTTCAAATCAACGTTCCTGAGACCTATAGTGCAAGTAAGGGGATTGGTGTTCAATTGTTTGGTAGGAATTTTGGACAAATTCCTAAAGGAATGTTCATCTATAATTCTCCTAACTGGAACGGTGGGAATTTAATAGGAGAATCCGTCGCAGACACTCTCTTGACAGTCAAAGGGTTGACCTCATTGTGTAATCTATATCGCGGTCAACCAATGAGCGGATTGCCGATAAATTCAAATTTTAGGTACGGAGACCCTGTTAGAAATCTTCACCGTATTTCATTCATCGCTTGGGATTCCCACCATGGTCAAATGTACGTCAACGATGGTACTGACACAGATGGTACGTGGTGGTTCAAGCCAGATGCTTCGAGTTCAGATAAGCGACTGAAAACGAACATTCAAGACACTGATTTTGAAGCAACTGATTTTGTGAAGAAGTTGGAATTTAAGCAGTTTGATTGGAAGCCTGATAAATTTGGCTATAAGAAACCTTATACAAACGTTGGATTAATTGCACAAGATGTCGAGAAATTAGACAGTAGCCTAGTATACTCTCAAGGAGAGAATTTGGCGCTAGACGATTTTAGACTTGGAAATATCGCTCTCAAGGCGATTCAGGAACTGTCTCAGAGAGTTGAGACGCTAGAAAGGAAATTAGCATGAACGCATTAGAAATTATCGCACAAGATGTAGCACGATTGACAGTTGAGAAATCAACCTTCCAGGCATTGTATCTGGAAGAAGTGCAGAAGCGTGAAGCACTAGAAAAACAAATTGAAGAGTTGAAGAACCAACTCGAATCCAATAATCAAGAAGGTCCAGTGGAGGGATAGAAAATGGCGACAGAATATACACTTAGAAGCAAATATTTGAAATTTGACACAACAGAAGTCGTGATTCATCGTGAATCACCTTATACCATTTTTGCTCGTGAATTACCAGGAGATCAGACAGCTAAGTCAGATGAAGAGTTGATTGAAGCAGTTAAAGATATCATTCGTGCTGAGCTTGATCCAGGAGCAGCAATCGTCAAGGCACAGGCGCAGCTTGAACAGGCCAATCAGAAGATTGCTCAAAATGAGAGCGAGCAAAATCGACTCTCTGCACTTGCAAATAAAATTGACAAAGTCGTGCGTGTCATGGCTCAAGATTCCATTATGGGTGAGAAAATCGCCTATGGAACAACCTACAAGGAACTTGTGGAGCTCTTCCCATTCGCTGAAGAAGGTAAGGTCTATCAACCAGGTGATATGTTTGTGATTGAAAATCCTGAACACGTCGAATTGAATGGCGAAGGAAAGCGTGTCTTGATTCAGACAAATCAGGCTTTCACTTACAAAGGAGAATCCTTCAAACAACTTGAAGGCGTACCATCTCAAAATGGTATTCTTGCAATTTGGAAGTGGGAAGGGCAAAAAAACGAAAGTGATCTTGGGACCACTCGAGTTCCTGCACAGTAGATTGGAAGTGATCTGATTGGAATTACTAGCATTTTTGGATAAATTGAGTCCGATTCTAATCGTGATTATTCCTAGCTATTTTTCTTTTAAAAGCACACAGAACACAAAAGAGACTGACAAACAAATCGGTCTCTTATCTGACAAGATTAGTGCCATTGAAAAGACCGTCTCGAATGTTGAGAGCATTGGCAAAGATAATAGCAAAGGGTTGAGTGTTATTGGAAAAGGTCTTCAAAGATTACAGCGTTTTCGATTGCAAGAAAACCTAAAAAAAGCAATTAGACGAGGCAATACCAATCAGCATGAGATTGAGGAATTGTCTCGTCTTTACGAAAGTTACGTGGAACTCGGTGGAAATGGAGCCATCAAGGTACTGTATGAAAAATTTTTAGCATTGGAAATTGTGGAGGAAAATACAAATGCAACAGATTAACGAAATTTTACTTAACGGAGCAGTCAGTATCCTAGTCATTTTACTAGGTATCGCAGTCAAGGCAGTCAAGGACTACCTGGTTCAAAAAGGTGGAGAAAAGACCATCAAAATCGTTGAAATACTTGCTAAAAATGCGGTCAATGCGGTTGAGCAGGTAGCTGCTGAAACTGGCTATAAAGGCGAAGAGAAGCTGGAGCAGGCACGAACTAAAATCCGTGCCGAGCTTACCAAATACAATATCAGCATGACCGACCGTGACCTCGATACATTCGTTGAGTCAGCGGTCAAACAGATGAATGAAGCGTGGAAAGGAGACAATGCGAATGTCTAAAAAACAAGATATGATTAACGACCTAATCGCTCATGCGGATGCAGGGACTGGGGTAGACTACGATGGGATGTATGGCTACCAATGCGCCGATGTGACGTGCTACTGCATCTATAAATACTTCGGAATCCGCCTTTGGGGAAATGCTATCGACTTGCTTGAGTCAGCTGAGAACCAAGGCTTGCAAGTCGTCTATGGCGCTCAATATCCAAAAGCTGGCTGGTTCTTCGTCAAGAACTTCGTTGCAGGTGATGGAGTGAATTACGGTCACACTGGTCTTGTCTATGAAGATTCAGATGGGGATACAATCAAGACCATTGAGCAGAATATTGATGGGAACCCAGATTATCTCGAAGTTGGTGGGCCTTGTCGCTACAATGAGCGCTCTGTTGATTCGATTGTGGGCTACATTGTGCCACCTGATGACGAGGAGGAGGAAGCAAGTGTTATTTCATCTGAATTTGAGGAAGAAGATGGCACGTTTATGATCGGAGATGATCCAATCAATGTCCGACGTTCTCCTGACACTTCTGGAGGAGTCGTGGCAGTTTATGAACCAGGAGAAACCGTCCGTTACGACTCTAAAGGTTCAGCTAATGGATACCGTTGGATCAGCTTTATTGGCGCGTCTGGCAGCCGAAACTATATGGCTATCGGACAAACTGACGAGGCTGGAAATCGTATCACCTTATGGGGTACTGTAGACTAAATTTACTAGAAAGTAAAATAGATTACACTAAAACCGCAGGCACTAGCTTGCGGTTTTTTTGTTTGTCTGAAAATTGACTTGTTGATGTCAACAAGTCAATTTTCGCCCCAAATCTGCCCCAAAAATTTTTTGAAGTTATCTTTATTTAACGGAAGATAAAAATAAAAAAGTCCGATTTTATGGGCTTTTCATTCGGATAAAATCAGATATTTTTGGTATAATAAGGTGGCAATTAGCATTAAATAGACAGAAAAAACCTTGGGAAACCAAGGTTTTTCTTATAGACCTATGTAAATGAAACCAAGGAGTTTTGGCTGTTGACAAAAGTGACTCTCTTTAGTAGAATAGTAGGTGCGATGAGTCGATAGGTAGTCTTCGGACTACTATTGAGTATAAGGAGGTCATAACGCAGGAGCGGACCTTGATGAGTTGTGTGAACCTGCTCATCACATGAAGATGCCTCTTAGTCCCTAGTCAATGACTAGGGATTTTTAATTTTCAGAAAATAGAACCCAAAAATGCTTTTCAATTTTTAGAAAAAGTAGTATAATACTTCTATTATAGAAATTTTTAGAAAATTCCGAAAGAGGTTATTT